CAGGATTGAGAACGGCAGGAACTCATCACTCGTCAGCTCGACCATCACGTCGATGTTGCGAGCCATGACAGGCACACGGAAGATACCCTCCACCAGCGACACCTCGCCGAGCAGCGAGATGCTGTTGCCGACCACACGGCCAGACATCACGTTGGTGTAGGTGTCACGACCACGAGGCGTAACCTCGACGCGGAAGTATCCGCTCTTGCCGTGCGTCAGTGATATGCGGCGCACGTTGAGCCGACCTTCGCCGACCGAGGTCTGACCGCCGCCAGCCGACTGCTCTCTCACTTCGAACTGTGAGAAGACATAGCGGGCCTTGAACACTCTGCCGAAGCGGAAGTGCTGGAGGTTGCCTCCGAGCACCGCAACGCTGGTCCCGGTGTTCTGGAACGTCACCTTGCGACCTGTCTTGAAGTCCGCGTTGCCTGACCACGCGATGAGCACGTACTCTTCCCCAGCTAGCGGGGCGTACGGCAGCGTGAAGCTGGTCACCTTGTTCACTGCGTCGTACGCCATCCCAGTAACCTGCGTCTCGTTGACGATGCGGTCGAGGTGCGGAGAGAACTGCTGGTCACCGTCGTTCGCATTCGAGGTCACGGTAATGACTTCGAGATAGACGCCGTCAGGACGACTGATCATCAGATGCAGATCGCTCTCGATGAAGTCAGCGTTCAGGATGGTGTCTGAACTCCCCAGCTTCCACTGGTGCCACGCCGATTGCAGCTTGTTGCCGCCTGCGATGTAGTACTGGTAGACGAAGAAGGTATTCGGTGCGTTGTGAGACAGCGCCACCATCAGGTTCTCAGTGTTCGACGCAGCGAGCTTGAAGACACCTGAGGGGATGTACTTCGGAACGTGCGAGGTGATGTCCTGCGCGTCCTTGGCCTGCGTGTACTCGTCGATAGCGAACTCTCGGACGAGACTGAAGTTGTTCCGGTTCTGCACGAAGTAGACGAAGTTGCCAACGCCGATGGGCTTGACACTCTTCGAGCATTCGAACTCCGTGGTCGGGTCAATCGACGCCGTCTTAACGGTGAGGATGTCGTTGGTCTTGCCAAGCATGAACTGCGTCTGATCGGAGAACAGGAGCAAGCTCTCGTTCCACGGCACCGCGTGGTTCAGGATGGCGACCTTCGTGTTCGACACCGCGAGGTCAATCGGGTCCGTATCGAGAACCTGAATGGCCGACCCCTTGAAGAAGTCGAAGTACGAACCAGAGACTGACATCACCATGTTCTCATCCGACAACAGGCCAAGCCGATTGCGGTGGAAGAAGATGTCGTTCAGCTTGCGGCCGACGAAGGAAGGCATCGGGTTCGAGTCTGTCAGGTCGCCGACCTTGCGCGGCTCCCACGTTGCCTGCTTCAGCGTGAACGTTCCGTCGCTCTCGCGCACGAGAATGAACGGCATCGTTGACGCCAGTAGACTACGCACTTCGCCTGGCTTGGTCGTTTCCTTCCAGACACCGCCATACGGGTTGCCGGCGTCGGCGACGAACTCCACCCAGTAGGAGGTGTTGAACGATGCCCCCTCGCCCTGCACTTCGGTCTTGAACCCCGGTGCACCACGGGCTGGCAGGTTAGTGAAACGCTGCGTCTTGCCCTTGATCATCACGGTGCCGGTGTCACCAATCGAGTCCGTTACAGTGATCGAGAAGTCTGCGCTGTTAACTCGCGCGATGTAGATGAGTGACCCAGCGTTCCAGTAAGTGTACGTCGCTGCACTGAGGACAGCGCCTAGACCGATAGTGTCGCCGTCGTTGATGGTAGAGATTAGGTTCGCGACGACGTTGTCCGTGGCCTGCGACTCAGGAACAGAGTTGTCTCCCGACTGTCGGCGGGCCAGAAAGCCGTCAACGTTGATCGTATAGGTGATCTTCGGTCCACCTTGGCGGACCCAGATGAGGGCCTCCTTGGGCCGCGCGGGTACGAGGTCAGCACTGTTCTGCTGGACCGTAACCTTCTTGTTCAGGATGAACGTGTAGTCGGCGACCGTGAGTGCAACGAAGTCATCAGCCGGTGTGGCCGAGGTGACGTACGCTGCCGCTCCGGTTCCGAAGTTGACAGTCTTCTCGTTGCCCGCGAGATCGAACACCCTGAGTGTGTTGTTCGCGAGGATGACGCGATAGCGCTCAGTCGTGTCCCGATTGATCAGGTGAGTGAACGCATTGGTGATAGGCGTGCCAATGATCTTCTTGGTGTGACGAACGCCGTTACGCATGCCCAGCCCGTCAACGACAGAGCTGTTGCAGTTCTCCTGCAGTTCGCACTGAGAGGCCAACCGAAGTGCATGAGGCTGCTGGCTGACGCCGTTGATCAGGTTGGCGATGCTGGTTGAGATCAGGCTCATCGCGCCAGTACCCGCGCAACGTCGTAGTTGTTGAACATGCTGTAGTCGCCGTTCTCAGCTTCGGTGTCCTTGAGGGTCACCAGAGCGCGCAGTTCATCCTGCGCTTGGAAGCCGGCCAGCTCCTGCGAGCCAACGGTGTTCTGCTGGAAGCGACGTGCGGCCTTCAGTGTGATGTAGTTGCGTGCGGCTTCGGGAAGCTCCTCGAAGTCCAGCATCACCACCATCTCAACCAAGACAGGGACAGTGAACGTGTAGGTGTGATTGACGCGGTCGTAGAGACGCGCGCCTCGATGCACGAGGTCTTTGTCAGCGTCGATGCCGACAGTGTCTATCTTGAGCACGTTCGGTGGCACGATGAGATTGCCATCGGTGTCTGGCGTGAGACTGAAATTGATTTCGATGTTCCAGTGCCAGCCGGCCGACTGAACTTCGCGGCTGACGTTCGTGAGCGTGCGCAGCGCGACCGCAGCATCGACGAGACCGCTATCCTCGACCTTGTTGATCGGGCTTTCGCCGATAGCGAATAGCATCTGGTTGATGGCTTCGAGCGTCGTCGTTGGCGTGAGTTGAGTGGCCATTGTTTCTCCAAAGGACGAAAAAAAGGGCCGGCCCAATTAAGGACCGACCCTTGGATTACTATCCAGTGGTGGATAGGTTTAGACCGGCGAGAGACCCTGCACGACCTCGACAGCCGCTTCCGGCCGCAGACCACCGTGGCCGACCGCGTACTTGGCGACCATCAGAGTGCCCTGACGACGGATGTCGTAGGCAGCTTCCATGCCGAGGTCGAGCAGCTTCACGGTCGCGACAGCCGACTTGTGCACCACGAGACCAGCGGTCTTGGTGAAGTCACCCGCGTAACGGTTACCCGTGCCAGCGCCCAGCGTGCCGTTGGCAACGTTGGTGGTCGGCAGGTTGGTCGTCTTCACGATGTCGATGCCGGCGATGCGGAAGATTTTGCCGTCGCTGTAAGCACCAGCGCCGCCCCACAGGCTGTTGATGGTATCCTTCGCCTGAATGAGCGCGTAGTACTGCGCCGGCTTCACGAAGAACACGCGGCCATCTGCGGGCACGTTGTTGGTGTCGAGGATTTCCGCAGCCTTGAACATCGCGTATGCAATGTCGAGACCAACGGTCAGGAAGTCCTTCGTCGCGGGTCCGCCGAGCGGGCCGTTGTAGATCGAGGAACCACCCGGCAGGCCGGTGACGAACGCAGCAGCGCGAGCGGTCTTAACCGCCATCTGCAGGATGTGCTTGTCCATCTGCGTGGCCAGAGCACGGCCCATCTCGGTCGAGTACACCGAACGCGCGTCGTAGTGCGCCTTGGCTTCGTCGATGTTCGTGATGAAGGTGTGCGAGATCAGCAGATCGTCGATGGTGATGACGACTTCGTTGCCGTTGACGGTCAGACCGGTGATCTCATTACCCGGCGTATGGTATTCCGCAGCGATGCGGCCGAAGGTCGGGAACGAAGCAGACTTGCCGTTCGAGATGGTCTTCATCTGGGTATAGGCCAGAGCGACGTTGTTGACCTCGAAGGCCGTCAGGACTTCACCAGCGAAGACCTTCAGGAAGAGAGCGTCCACATCACCCGCGCCATTGATCTGGCCGGTGCGGACGGGAGTAGCGTTTGCCATTTAGAAAAAACTCTTTGTGAGCGTTTTGGGGAAGTGCGAAATTGGCTTCCGCTTGAACGCGTTCACTCACGCAGCAGGGTTGTCCGACGCATCGGGCCAAGTGGTGTTGTGATGTTGTTCTGGCGTGCCAGAGAGCCACCGCGTAAGAACGCAAGTGTGACTAGGGCTTCCCTGAGAGAATTGTGCGGATGTCGGGCGCGTCGGGCACCGCTTTAAGCCTGCACCCCGCCCTTTCGGTAACGAGGCATCCTTCAATCTCAAATCAGTAGTGGTGTTGAAATTACTTCCAGTTGGCTTGGAGAGAATTGTACCAAGCCAGCATTCGTTGCCCGCACATGCGATTGACGGCGAG